GACAGGTTCGCCGTTCAGGCCGATCCAGTTCTGGTTAACCAGGCTCATTGCGGCACCGCCAGATATTGCGGGGCGCCATTGACCATGCGGAACGTCGCAGCCACTTCGGTCACGTCCGTGGCGTAGCGCCCTTCGGTCATGCGCGCGATGCCGCCGTCGCTGAACCCGGCCACGATGCCTCGCCCGGCGATACAGACCATGGCCGCACCCTGCCCTGTGCCCTGCCCGCGCTGCACCAGCTCGCCGCGCACGGCCACGCCGGAGCCCAGCACGGTGGGGCCGTCCAGCACCCGCACGTAGGCCAGCTTGTCGAACTCGGTGCCAGACAGAAATGCCAGCTCCTGCTCGGTACCGACAAAAACACCGCCGTCCACCGGCTGGATCAGGGTGATGGGCGCGCTGAACTGCTTGAAGTCGCGCCGGAAATCGAAGCTCTCCCAGCCGTTGGTCTTGGAGGCATAGAGCACCGGACCCACAACCACCAGCACCCGGCCGCGCCAGAACGCCGTGACAGTGCCGGCCGGCGCGGGGCGCAGGTTGTCGGTTCGACAGGGCAGCACCAGAGCGTCGTTCTTGCCCAGGTAGCTGAAGCTGTCGGTGAATGTGCTGCCGGCCAAGAACGCCTGGTCGCCGTTGTGGCTGGTCAGGTACACGTTGATCTTGTGGTCGTCCAGCACCGGCAGGCCCTGCAGCAGCACGCCGCCATCGGGCACTGGGATAGGGTTGGAATAGATGGGCCCGCCCTCCAGACCGTCGCTCAGGCGCACGTAGGTCAGCTGGTACTGGTAGTCGCCAGGGAACAGCTCGCCGGCAACGGGCATCAGTGCGCCCAGGCTCTCGGGCACCGGCACGCCCCAGGTCGTTGCCGTGGTGCCGTCGGTGATGCCGTTGATGAGGCCATTGCTGAAGGTGGTGCGGCCGTCCGGCAGGTTGCAGTACCAGACGCGACTCGGGCCCAGCGAGGGTGAGAGCATGGTGCGGTTGTTGCCTGCCGCATCCATGGCGATCAGGTCACCGCCGTCCACCGTGGACAGCAGGAAGCCGGCCGCCTGGTGCAGATTCTTGTGGCAGGTGCCCAGCGTCTCGACGTAGCCAGCGCGGCGGCTCAACTCGCCGGTCAGACCGATGTCCACGTTCGTGGCGGCGGCCAGCGCATCGTCGCCCAGTCGGTGCGATGGCAGCACATTGTTGATGCCGGAGAATTTTTCGAAAGTCAGCACAGGTTCCCCCTCTGGGCCAGCGGCTTGCCGAAGCGGGTGGTTGGTGCGATGGATCTGGCTCGGAATGCCTGGCCGATGCTGGGCGCGCCGAACTGCGAGCCAGCGGATATTGGCTCTGCGATGTGCTCAAAGTACGGTACAGCGGTCGGTACGCCCCAGCGCGTGCCCTGCCCCACGCTCTGCGCGTAGAGCGCGCGGCCTGCGGTTGGTGTGCCGAACGCCGTGGTGCAGAACCCTTGGGCGTGCACGGTGGCTTCGGCCGATGGCTGGCCGAACGCTGCAGCCGGTGCGATGGACTGCGCCTGGTACGACGCGCCTGCGGTCGGTGTGCCGAAGGTGGTCGCGGGCTCAATACTGCCGGCATCGACCGCCACCATGCCCAGAACCAGCGAGGGCGTGCCGAACTGGCCGGGCTCAATCGAGGCGGCGGTGACGGTGTGGTGGATCTTCGGCGGGGTGTAGGCGAACGCATACGGGGTGCCGAAGTTCGTGGATGGCTCGATAGAGGCAGCGTAGACGGCCGAGCCTACGGAGGGTGTGCCGAAGGTCGAGCCCGCCCCCACAGGCTCGGCACGGCAACCTATATCTGCCGTGGGTGTGCCGAACACTGTCGATGTGATGGACTCAGCGACATCTGCAACGGCATTAATGGCTGAGTAGGCGAAGTCCGTCGATGCCGGGCTGGGCAGCACATAACCGCCCGCCCCAAAGGAGAAGTCCGTCTGGTTGGCTGGCGGCAGCGCGTAGGTCATGCGGGGATCACCCGGTGAATGAGGTGGTTGAGCACGGGGTTGGCGCCGCCAGTTGGGGCGATGGCCACGGCGTAGCTTTCGCCCGTGTAGGCGTTTGTGACCTCATAGGCGCCATCAGCAGGTGGAGCGGCTGGCGTGGAAGGCTCCGCAGGAGGCGTGAACCCCGCTGCCGGGTACCGCTCGCTGCCTATGGTCAGCACAACTTCGTCGATGAGCGACCTCCCGCCCTCACCACTACCCGCCCATTCCGGAAACGCCCCGAACTTCCAGGTTGGATCGGCGGTCATGTCGGTGGTTTTTGTGTACGGCCCGTCCACAAGAACGCCATTCATAAAGAGCCGGACAGAGCCTGCCGCATCGCGCGTTATAGCGAAGTGCATCCACTGGTCAAACACCCTGCTGTCCGGCGGTGTGAGCAAGTCGGTGCCAAAAACACGGGCGCGGAGGTTGTTACTGGTATCGACTTGGAAGCTGATGCTGTTAACGACAGCCCCGAGGAGGCCCGCCAATATATACGGCCAATCCAGCGCTACGCCAACCAGCTTCAAATAGAACTCCAGGCAGAAAGCACCAACCACACGGAGTGTTGGCGCTACCTGCACTGCAAGGTGGGCGTCGTTGCCAGCTGCCGTACAGTCGAGGGCGCCGCCGAACTTACCCGCACCTGGCACAACCACGGCGCCTGCATTGAGTGTTGTTGTGTGGGCGTATTGGCTGGTGTCGGTGGCGCCGTTGTCGAAGTTCAGCCGCAGGGCCACCATGCTGTCGAGCGGATCGCCCGCGCCAGCCACTGTTGCAGATGTCGCCTCACCCAGCACGGCCCCGGTATCCAGCCGGTGCACTCGCACGAGTGCACCATTGAGAGGCGCACCGTTCGCATCGCGGACGATGCCTTTTACGCTGGCCATACCAACCCCTTAAAGGCCGAAGATGCGGAAAGCGCCATCGTTCCAGCGCACCGTGATGTCGCTGCCGTTGGTCACCATCGGAAACCCGGTGATGGTGTCGATGTAGTGCAGCAGCGGCGAGGTGCCGGCCACGCCGGTGTCTTTGTAGATCACCACGCCTTCCAGGGTGTCGCCCGCTGGCACGGCCAGAAAGACTGCATCGGCAGCGTCAAATACGCCTGCTGCAACGGTCTTGGCGGCAAGGGTCTGCGGCGTGCCGACCACGTAGGCGCTGATGGACGTGAAGAACTCGTCGTTCGCCAGGTCTTGCGGGTAAGTGTTCTTCACCAGCGCGACCTTGATGGTGTCGGTGGGGTAGTTGACAGCGCCGGAAAGGATCTTTTCCTTGCCTTTGGCATAGTGGGCGTTGGCCATGGGGTACTCCTGTAGGTTGCAAGGAGTGTTCCCGCCAGCGCCTCAAAGCCCAAACCCTACCGGGGGGATGATTCAGGCCCAAAACACCTTGTTGGTCTGCGGCACATCGCTGCGCGTGGCGCGGCGCAAGTTGCTGTCTGGCCGGGCACCAAAGTACGCGGTGAATGCAGCTTCGGCCATGGCTGCGCGTGTCGGGTCGATGGTTTCCGCATCGGGCTTGCTGAAAGCGCGGTGCAGCGCCCAGTGCACCAGGTGCCGGTGATGCGCCTCGTTGATCTCGGGCTTGTCGGTGTCGTTGGCCAGGGCCTTGAGGGGTACGCGATAGCCCTCTAGGTGCAGCGTGCCCGCCTCGGTGGGTCGCGGCGCCAGTGTGATGCGGGTGTCGTCCTGAATGGCGTATTCCGGGGTGCCCTGCTCGTCGCGCCAGTCGGGCCGGATGCGGTCAAGTTCTTCGCGGCTGATCAGCTGCAACCGCTCGGAGCGGCTGGCGCCTGCGGCCTTGAAGCGCAGATGCCCCAGCTCATAGATGGAATTGTGCAGCGTGTAGGCAGCCACATCGGCCGCCACGGCAATCTCGCACACCAGCGGGTTCGCCGCCTCGTACAGCAGGCGCCCGCGAATGGCGGCCTCGGCCTGGGCTTCGGTCAGCCAGGCGGCGATCCACTCATTGGCCCACAGGGGCGGGTTGGTCACTGTGTCATCCGAGTCCACTCGAAATTGCTGAATAAGCTGTTCCAGGTTCATGAGGCTTACTCGGTGGCGCCGTACTGGTCAATAAGCTGTGTGACCTGTCCGCGCAGGCTTTGCACGCTCTTGCGCTTGTCAAGTTCCACGCGAAAGTGGGTGCGGGCGTACGCTTCCAGCGCATCCTTGTCCATGGTGTTCAGCGCATCGCGCACCTCCTGCGTGACCTCGTTCGGCTGCGCC